TATATCTTGTAAATTTCTATCTAATTCTGCTTGTTGCAAAGCTCCTCTTGTGCCACCAAATGCACCTTGTCCTACTTGTTCAGCAGCTAATCTATTTCTAGCAATATCAGCTTGCCTATCCATTTCTGCCAAAGCCGCTTGTGTCACTTGTTGACGATAAGGATCCATGAACGGTTGTATAGTTTCTGCGGTTATTGGTCGTGCTGAACCTCTTATAAGATCACCGCTTTCTTGTAAAAGTGGTATAAAAGACCGTAAGCCTTGAGCATCTGCAATTTGCTGTTGCACTATAGGACTTAAATCCGAAACTCTTTGCTCAGGTAAAGTTGTTGGTGTTTCACCCCTAGCAAAAGACTGTTCTAATAATCTTCTAATATAATTTTCTATAAAAGGAGCTTGTCGGGTTATTGTTGTTTCTGCAACCATTACGCCATCCCCTCAAATCTTGACATGATATCGTACATTCTTGCTGCTCCTAAATCTCTATTACCGTTTCCTGCTCCACGAACCGCTTTCGCAGTAAATACGTACTCTCCATCAGATAATTTAGCGTTTATACTGTCGCTTGTTCCTGTTCCAGGTCCAATAATTTCCCCACCTCCTGCAAAAGCAGTTTGACCAGGATAAGCACTTTGTAAATAGTTCATTGCTTCTTGCTGTGTTAATCCCACAGTTCGCATTAAATCTTCAACTGACATAGATTGTGTGATTGCTGCTTCTCTTTGTAAATCTTGTCCTTCTGCCGATGCTCTCTCTGGCAACGACATTCTAAAATAATCTCTACCTGCTGTTGTTTCAGGGTCAATGGATCTTTGTCTACGTTTCACGGTTTCTGGATCTTCCATTTCTTTTTCATATTCTTTTGCATATTTAAAAGCTAAAGCACCTGGTAATAATGTCGAAGCAGCCATACCTAAAGCCCGTCCTGTACCATCACCAAAAAAACTTTTTATTCCTTTTAGAAAATTACCACTTGTTTGTTGACCACCTGTCTTTCCAGTTTTAATCATTTCTCGCACTTGTGCATCTGATACTTGAGTAGGAACCCTTCTATCACTTAAATTACTAGATTCACCCATCAATCCTTTTAATCCACCAGTAACAGCCCCTTTAAATCTTTCACCAAAAGTTAATCCAGAGGGAGGTGTATTTATTCCAGTTCCTGGTAGGTTAAATCCAGCACCCTCTACTCCACCTCTTAAAGCACGACCTCCAAAATATCCTGTTGCACCACCTGCTAATGCTCCTTTCAAACCACCACCACTAGTCGCCCCTAATGCTGCACCTGTTGCTGCACCTAATTGGGGATTGTATGCACCTATTATTATGGGAGCCGCTTTTTTTGCAAATTTAAGTATTTTCTTGAAAAAAAACTCAGGTTGCCCTGTTACTGGGTTAATGCTGTTTAAACTGCTACCTACTATATAACGATTTGGATTTTCTATACCCATCATTTGCATTTGACGAAACAAATCTTCTTTTAATTTTGGGTTAGCTTGTAGTATTTCGGCGGGAATAACAGTTTCACCCTCAGCAGCATGAACCATGTATGTATCACCATGTCTACCAAAACTTGCTAAACCACCTGCTATATCTTTAATTTGTGTTTGCATTATATCTACCTAGAAGCTAAATAATTTTCTATTGCGTTTCTTAAAAAATCTTGATTCAAACCATTAAAATTACTCAAACCCATAGGCTGAGGTGATACCATAGGTTGATTCATTTGCATCCCCTCATCTTGCGACATCGCTGTGCCATCTGGATTCATAGCTGGACTAACCATACTATTGTTTTGATTTGCTAAACCTCTTAATCCATCAAATGATGGTAAATTTTGTTGTTGACGAAATTGATCCTCTGTCATGGGTTGCACTATAGGCATCATAGCTTGTTGCGGAGCCATAGCCTGTAATCCCATAGGTTGTGTAGGAAAAATAGAACCTGTAAACCTTTGAGGAACATTATTTGGTTGATTCCCTACAAGAAAAGGATTGGTTTGCCTGTTAAACATCATCGCCATTATCTAGTTACCTCTAAATAGCTTGCTACTACATGTAGTCTGTTTGCGTTACCTGCTGTAACTTTTAATATTTCAGATTCTTCAACAACTAAAGGTTGTGATAACAATTCTACCGTACCATTTGCAGCAGTAGCTTTTACATTATATATCACAAACACATTAGATGATGAATCGGTTATTGTCAAAGTAATTGTAGATGTAGAACCACTGTCATCTGCAACTAAAATTGACTTAAAAATAGCGGTTGTAGGACTCCCTGTACTAGCAGATGCACCTGTGTATAAAGTGGTAACACCTGTAGTGGTTAAATCTAATTTTGCATTTTTATAATTAGTAGCCATTTATCCTAAAAACCACGTTAAAGCTCTTGAATCACTTTTTCCCTCTATTTCTTCAGGAAAATCTTTTCTGTTCAAAGCATCTTCTATATCTTTCATAATGCTTCGCAACACTATAGGGTCATATTCTTGAGAAACATCAGCTAACCCTATTTCTAATAACTTAGGCATTATCTTCTCCCATCTGGACGTAAATCTAGCCTAGTATCGCCCAAAGTCCATGTAGATTCTAAGTTCGTGCTTTCTATTCTTAACGCAATTTGTCGTGCTCTAGCTCTCGTAAACGATTGTTGCGTTGTCGGTAATATACTATTTGTAGAATTGGTTGCTAAAGTATCACCTGGAAAGTTTCTTGTTTTCAAAACAAAATCTACTACTCCACCAGAGTTTAAAGAAACATCAGGTATAATTCTTGATACCAACATAAAATTATTACCATCTGGATCTAAATCAAAATCAGCAGATTCTACAAAACTGTTCATAGCTAACCCATCTGCGCTGTTGGATGTTTCATGAACGTATACTCTTTCTGTACCACTATCTGCACCACCAGCTCTTGGAAAACTATGAACCCCATAATCTACCCATGCAGTCCTTGATAATTCACCTATATCCCAAGTCTGTTCTACGTAGTTATATTTTACATATCTATTATTTTCTTCACTATCTGCTGAGGGATAAAACCAGAACACCTCATCAAACATTTTATTAGACCCTGCTGTAATTTTTTGAGTCTGATTATTGTTCAAGTCATCAAATAAATATCGTAATACAGTGCAAGGTATTATTTGAAACCTACCATTGTAAATATAAAAATTCTCTCTGGACATCCAAAACACTTGATCAGCAACGCTTACAACCGCATTAGGAGCAATTAAAGACGTATTACTTCCCACCATTGTAAATCCAAAAACAAGAGGTGGTCCTATGAACTTCATTACATGTGTGTTTATGTCGGTATATATCAATATTTCTTGTCTTGTTTTTATCGCACGAATTATTTCTGAACCAGAAGATAACGTAATGCCACCTGCTGTATTAGTCACCGTTGGTGTCCACTCAAAAGGATTTTCTTGGTCTGACCATCTTACGTGTAATAAGTTTTGCGTAGTAGAACCTAACTCATTACAACCAAAACAAAGTAAGTGTCTATCTGTTCCAGATACCATAATTTGTCTTGTAATTGTTGGTGTATTTGATGCACCACTTTGTGCTGATAATCCAGTTGCTCTTGTACCCACACCTAATGTTTTATCCCAATAAAACGGCGCATCATCTATAGCGTTAAATGCTAAATCTTCACCAAAGTTATCTTGAAACCATAGCCTAAGTTGACTTGTTGTAGCAGATATTTGTACGGAATTACCCCATCCTGTAAAAGCATTAGCCTCCAATACAGTATCACCATCACTATGAGATGGGTTAGCCTCGGTAGGACTTGTTCTATCTGTTCCACTATATGCTTTTGTACCCCTTACTGCTCTAGTTATATCATCTAAAGTATTTGAAGAAACCGTATCGTATAAAATTAACTCATTGTTTATATTGATTAAACCTAAAAATGATACTGCAGCTCCACTACTACCTGTAGCGGCAGTTGTACCATCGGCTCCCCTAGTCAAATCACCTAAAATATTACTTGCATTAGTTCGATAAATAATATTTTCACTTCCTACTTTTATTGTACCTTGTGACGGAAAGCTAGAGGAGTCAGCTACCCCTATTGTAGAACTAGTAATTTCTATATCCGCAGACAAAGTAGTATCACTAGGTAATGCAAAATTAGTAGCACTTGTTAAAGTAACACTAGTTGCTGTTGTATTTACCGCACCATTTAACGTATTAGAATCTACATCATCAACATAGCCACCCCAAGACCCTGCTCCCCAACCAGTGCCACCTAAAGTTTGATTCAAGCCTGTATTTATTTCATATTTTGCGGTTACCGTACCACCACCTGTTCCAGAGCTAGATGCAGCATCTCCTGTGTCTACGGTATAAGTAGATGAACTTGTAACAGATTTTATTTGTAAATTTGTATTTATAGCCGAAGCTGCTACACCATTAAAAGTAGATGCGCCAGAAAAAGTTACGTAATCACCTTCTGCTGCTCCATGTGACGCATCAGTAACTAACAAAACAGAACTTGTATTAGTAGAAGTAAAAGGATTAGACAAACCAGTTTGTGTAGAACGAAGAGGTGTAATGTCATTATAGTTACCACCTTCTTCAATTAAAAACTTTTCACTTGTACCTATACCCATGTACTTAGTGCCATCTAACGTAACCCAGTTAAATAACGATCTAACAGTGCCTAATATTGTGTCAGAGCTTAACTTTATCCAACCTCCTAGTTTTTCAGGACGACCTTTTCTAAATCTAATTAGACTAGAATCAAACCACCCCATTTCATTACCGTAAGATGTTGATTCTTTATTGACCCCTGGTTTAAATACAATTTTAGCTAGAGGCATTACGCAACTCCAAATCTAGGGTCTCTATTAACATCAAAAGAAGTTTGAAATGCACTTTGCAAACCTTTAAAAACAGGATTGATTGGATTATATTGATACGGAACGGCTGCTATATTAGAAAAGTTTTGCAATCCAAAATTTGGAATATTTTGCATTTGTGGTTGCATTTGCATTTGCATTTGAGGAGCTACTAATCCTTGTAGCCCTTGTCCTACAAGAAGACCAGTTGTTAAATTATTACCTAGTCCTGTTGATGCACCCAATTGGCTTAATGTTGATGCTCCGGGTAAATTACCAAAACCTGCCCCTACTCGACCTGTAAAATTTGCAAGCCCTGACATTTGATTAGGCATTACTGGTTGAAAATTTCTAAAACCTTCTATAAATTGTCCTGAGCCATAACCAGAAAGACCACCTAAAACAGCACCTTTCAAACCTCCCTGAGCACCGCCTAGTCCTGCACCAACCGCTGCACCAAGATAAGGATTTATCGCTGATGCACCTATCGTTGCAGCAGTAGATAGTATTTTTCCAAAAGCAGAATCAAAAAAACCTTTTTTATTTTGTTGTTTTTGTGCCGATGATCTTAGCCCATAATCTGCAGCTTGCAGAACAGTATCCATATTTAATCCCTCAGATACTTGTCCTGAATCTAAAAACGACTTTAGTTCTGGGCTGTATTTATTAGCCCAATTACCCATGTTTTCAAATATTTCTTTATATCCGCCAGACTTGTCACCCTCTTGAGATTTTTTCCTAGAAAAATTTATTTTGTCTATAATATTACTTTCATTCCAACCATAGTTAGCTAAACCTACACCTTGCGTTCCAGAATAAGGTAAAGTTTTTGCATTATATGTGTTTGGAGCTACTTGCAAAGCACCCGGTTTAGCCCAAGAATATGTTGCTTTTCCTAAAGAACTTACATCTGTAGTAGTTGGTGTTGCTTTTTCTTCCATAGCTTTTTCGCTAATTTCAGCAAATGGATTATCAACAACTCTTCCATCAGGTAATGTAATTTTTTCCATATATTATCTCAATAAAACCGTAACTAAAGTTCCTGCTACACCTGAAGTTAGTAATATTCCTACTTTTGTAATTATAGAACGTATATCTTTCAAATCCATTTTTAAATCAGCTAAATCATTAAATATAGTTTTATCTCGTTCTTCAAAACGTGCTACATGACTTTCCATTTTAGAAGTTAATTCATAAATTTTTGTTTCTAATTTATCCATTTTACACTGGCTTTGTAGGAAATGTTACATTTGTTAAATTATTATTAGAGTCTAATTGTGGGCTAGAACTTGTAGGCAAATCTCGCAACGCTTGTCGATATATTTTCCAATCTTCTGCCATCGCTAATCCTGATTCCAATGATTTAGCTACTATCCAATCCGTGCTTTCTAACAACTCATTTCTGACTCTTCGTAGTTCTACCATGGGTTTTGCATTATTTATTTGGTTAATTTTGCTATTAACGTCAGATTCAGAAGGCACATTGTCTCCGTTCATATTGTGCCAAACGATAGAGCTGTAAGTGTCTCCACAACTCCATTCTGCATTTGGAGCAAGCTCATGAAGTGCATCACATAGAGTAGGTATCATCCTGCAATCTCCACTAAAGTAATATGAGTTGTAACTGTGCTTCCTGTCGAACTAGCGTTGTTAATTTTATGTTGTGCTTTATACGTTAATTCGCTTGCACTGCTTGGGCTATCTAACACAATTAAAGACATAGGTGCTCTCGATTGCAAACCGCCACTTCCACTAGCTGCTGTTATTGATCTTTCGCCTAAACTAGTGCTGCCTCGAAGAACTTTGTGTGAATAAGTAACGTTAGCTCCTACCGTTAGCGAATAAACTGCGTCAGAGTTATATAAAACTAATATTTTATTCGCACTGTTTTGAGGTGTTATGTTTGCAGTAACACTAGCAATATCAGCATAACTAGTTGAAGTTGTGTTTACTGTCCCAGAATTACTTGCTGTTACAACTTGCAAAACGGTATTTGTTAATGTGCCTTTCGGTAAAACAGGTAATTGACTAAAGGTGACTGCTCCTCCAGATGCTATCGCAATCGCATCAGTGTCAC